GGCATTCCGAACCGCCTCGCACACCTGGACCAACTTCATCAACGGAGCCGGCGCCGGCACGACGCTCGTTGTCGAGCCGCCGCTGCCCGACCTCATCTACGCGCAGCAAGGCGTGAAGATGAACGTCGACGTTTCGACGGTCGGCGTTCCGTTCGTCAACGCGCTGTTGCAGTTTTTCTTCGATGTCGGCGGCGAGATCGATGTCCCGATCACGATCACGCGCATCGTCGTTTGGTGGTTGCGGCCAGAGGCAGGGTTCAACGAAACGCTCTCGTTCTTGACCGACATCTATCGCGCGGTCGGCGGGACTGAGCGGCGCGCGTCGATGCGCAAGACGCCGCGGCAATCGTGGAAGTACAAGTTTTCGGTCGAGGAGATCCAGGCCGAACGCCAAGTGCTCGAGAACCTTCTGTTCGACTGGCAAGAGCGCGTGTTCGGCGTGCCGGTTTGGTTCGAGGAAACTGCGCTGTCGGTCGCTGCGAATACCGGCGATCTCACGATCAACGTCGTCGACACGACGTCGCGCGACTTTCGCGTTGGCGGCCTCGCGATTGTCCTTTGCGTGCCGACGACCATCGATCCGGCGTTCTACGACGTGTTGACGATTGGCGCGATCGGCGCGACAACGATCACGTTCACCACGCCACTCGCGAACTCATACGCCGTTGGCGTCGCGGTGTTGCCGCTGCGCACTTGCTACGCCAACAAAACCATCTCGAGCGCGCGAGAGATTTTCGGGCTCGCATCCATTTCGATCGACTTCGCGGTTCTCGACAACGACATTTCGATTGCGTCGACGGCGGCGTTCTCGAGCTTCAACGGAAAGGTGCTGCTCGACGGCTACAACTTGGTTCCGTCGAACACGGTGCCGGAGACGTTCGACCAAGACCTCATCGTCATCGACAACGAGACGGGCATCCCGTTCCAAACTTCGCTGGTCGATCGCCATCGACGTGGGCACATCTACACATTCCGCGCGCAAGGCCAGCTCGCGGTTTGGCAGTTGCGCCAGCTCTTCCACGCGCTGCGCGGCCGCCAGATTTCGTTCTACGCGATCGTCGACACGGAGAACCTGCTGCCGATCTTGAACCTGGTCAATGGATCGACTGCGCTCGACATTCAGAACGTCGGGTACACGCAATTCATCCGCCAACGCCAGCCGAAGAACGTGATCCGAATCACGTTCGTGGACACGACGATTTCACCGCTCTTCCGCAACATCACCGGCGCAGTGATCGTCGACTCGACGCACGAAACGCTGACCGTCGACGTGGCGTGGCCGACGACCTACACGCCGGCGCAGATCGCGCGAATCGAGTACGTCGAAAAGGTGCGATTCGATTCCGATGACATCGTGCTCAACTACGACGTGAATGGTGCCGTCGTTCGCGCATCGGTGCCGGTGATCGCGGTCTTCGAGTGATGCAGAGTGATGCAGATTGACGTAGGAGTGACGCAAGGCAACAGATGAGCTACGGCAGCTTCGAAACCAGCACTGAGTCAGGCCAGCCGGTCGAGGTCTACAAGTTCGTCCTCGGATCGCTGTCGTTCTACTACACGTCGGCGGAAGACACGGTGACGCTCGGCATTCAGAGCTACACGCCGAACGGAACGAAGCGCGACAAGGTGACTGCCGGCGCAGAGAATCGCCAGACGCAATTCTCGGTGACGATGCCGACGTCGGATCCGCTCGTGCAGCTCTTCATCGGATCGATTCCGAGCGTGCGGTTGCGGATGACGGTCTATCGGTTCCACCGCAACGACACGCCGACGCCTGGTCAGTCGCTGCAATTCGACGGGTTCGTTCAGTCGTTCGAGTTCTCGCAGAACATGGAAGCGACGAAGCTCGTCGCGCTTCCGATCATCGCCGGCCAAGGGCGGCAAATCCCGCGACGCAACTGCGACGCGTCATGCGATCACGTCCACTACGATCCGACGACTTGCAAAGTCGATTCGACGAACTCGGCATTTCGTGCGTCGAACTACTTGGTCACGAGCCAAGTCGGAAACGTGCTGACGATCGCGGGTCTCTCGCCGACGTACCCCGATGGATGGTTCGACGGAGGGCTCGTGCAGGTCGTTGGGAGTAGCGATGTTCGACTCGCACTTGCGCAAGTCGGCAACGCGATCACGTTGCTTCTGCCGTTCGGCACCGCACCGACTCACGTCACTGCACTCGCTGGATGCGCGCACAACATCCAGATTTGTAAGTCGAAGTTCAACAACGTCCTGAACTTCGGAGGTTTCGCGTTCGTGCCGACGGTCAATCCTTACAAGAGCGGGATCGTCTGATGTGGATCACGTTTCTCTGGTCGCTGTTCTTCACGATCCTGCAATCGCTTCTGCGGCCGAAGCCGAGCGAACAAGACGCGAAGCCCGCTGGCATCGGTGACTTCTCGTTCCCGACTGCAACCGAAGGGCGGCCGCTGCCGCTCTTGTGGGGAACCGTCAAGATCCCCGGACCGAACGTCGTTTGGTGGGGCAACCTGATCCAAGACCCGATCACGCAAGATGTGCAAACGAGTCTGTTCTCGTCGGACACCGTCGTCGTTGGGTTCCACTACTCGATCGGCATTCAGACGATTTTCTGCCAAGGCGTCGTCGACGAGCTCCGGCAAATTTGGATCGGCGACAAGCTCGTGTTCACGGGCAGCGTCACCGATGGGCAGACATTCACGATCAACAAGCCGAACCTGTTCGGCGGTGATGGCCTCGGCAATGGCGGCGTCGTCGGCACGTTTCGATTCTTCGCCGGCACGAACACGCAGGCACCGTCGAGTTATCTCTCGCAGTTTCAGAAGGAGCCGCCCGTCACCGGCGACACGCCGGGATACCACGACGTTTGCTACATCGCGCCCGACACCGCGCCTTGCTACGTCGGCAACAGCTCGTCGATCGAGCCGTGGTCCTACGAACTTCGCCGCACGCCGAACCCGATTGCGTTGGGAAGCAACCAGCACATCGTCAACGGCCAAGACGCGAACCCAATGTGCGTGCTCTATGAAGTGATGACGAACACGCAGTGGGGAATGGGCATCGCGACGACAGACATCAATCTCTCGAACTTCCAGAGCGTTGGCACCACGCTGTTTTCGGAGGGCAACGGATTTTCTTTCCTCCTCGACACGCTCGAGGACGTTCAGAACATGGTCCAGCGCATCGAGGCGCAGATCGATGGCGTCGTGTTTCAGAATCCGGTCAGCGGGCTCTACGAGGTGAAGCTGGCGCGCGCCGACTACAACCCGGCGACGATCCCGGAGATGAACATCACGAACATCGTTGCCATCAACAGCTTCGTGCAGTCGACCTACGAAGGCACTTCGAACGAAGTCAGCGTTCCGTTCAACGACTCTGCCGACAGCTACAAGCAGACCGCCGGGTTCGCGCAGGACATGGCGAACGTCCAGATCGTCGGGAAGAGTGTCGCTGTTTCGGTGACGCACGAAGGCGTCAAGAACAAAACATTGGCGAACGCGATCGCGTGGCGCGAGCTGCGCACGCTTTCGATTCCTCTCGCGAAGGCAGAGATCGTTGTCGACCGAACGTTCTACGGGACGCTGCCGAACGACGTTCTCGCGTTCACTTGGTCGAGCCCGGACATCTCGTTCAATCGCCTGCCGATGCGAGTCTCCGACATCGACATGGGCGACTTGCTCGACAACAAAATCACGCTGAAGCTCGTGCAGGATGTTTTCTTCGCGTCTGCCGGCACGTTCCCGCCGCCCGCAGTCAGCGGATGGACGCCGCCGAGCGACGTGCTCGTTCCGTACCCGACCGATCAACAGGTTGCGTTCGAAGCTCCCCGCGCGCTCACGTTGCGCGATCCCAACAGCTCCGATCCCTACACCGACAAGGTCTTGTGCGCCGCGCGTCGCCAAGGGCCTGAGGCTGCGTTCGACATCGTGGAGCGCCACGCGGTCGGCACGCCGTCGGGCGCGTTCTCGAACATCGGGACGGTCTATGCGTTCATGCGCATCGGTCAACTCAATTCGTCGTTGCCGGCCGGCTCGAGCTTCCCTCTCTC